ATCATTAAAATAACCGCAGTAAATCGTGCGTCCGGCCAAGCGGTACGAGGCTTGATATTTCCCAGTGCGTTTGTTGTGCGATACTGACATAATAAACACCTTTTAAGTTACAGACGAGATTGTCGTAACGAAAGAGTACCGCAAGCAAACGCAAAAAACAAGAGATTTGTTGGATATTAATAGTTACACAACAGCAACTAAATATTACATTTAACATCCTAATAGTATTCAACAAATCACTTGAAAATCGTGTAAAGGGGGCGTAAAACACCCAAAAACAGGGTAAAATGGGGTAATTATCCAAGATTGCGGGGGTAATTATCCAGAGGCTTGGATAATTTCAAGCCCTTGATTGCAAAGGGAAATAATACATTTTGGGGGTAATTATCCGGGTTCAGAAAAATGTATCCTTTATATAAATTAAATATTGTCGCGTTGACGCGCACCAACAATTAAAAAAAGTTGCTAAGAGGGGCTCTCTAGGTGTCTGGATATGTCTATTTGTCTAATTTGTATATATATATACATAATTTATGTATAAAGTTTTTATTTTTATCCTTTGGTTTCAGGCACTTAACCGTGTACACACCTGAACAAGTGTTTAACTTGAAATTATCCAAAAATGACTCTTGGTTCTGGATAATTACCCGTAGCCCCGAGAACTTCATCAAAAAAATAAAAAGTTGTCTAATCGTTTGTCTAATTGTAAATGATTAAACACTCGGCGGCATGATGAGTCGTCGGCTAGTACTTGTTGATGTGGCACTTCGCACCGTTAGCCATGCGCCCAGTCAACGGGTAGTGGATAATGGCGCTACTCATCTTGCACTTGCCGACGGTCGTTGCGTTGTCGCGCAGGCACATCCTGTCAGCGTACAACAAGGAAGTGGCGATGGGCTTTCCGGTTCGGACTATCTTACGCTTACGCATACATTCTCCTATCTTGGCTGCGGGTTGAAAACCTCTGAGATAGGGCAACCGCCCTATCCCCCAGACTTTCGGGTTTAGATCACCGACAACACCTTGCGGATGTTGGCTTGGTCTTGCGCTTCCTTGGTAGCGGCTTGCTCGGCGCGTTCCTTGGCAACCAAGGCGAGCTCGGCTTTCTCGGCGGACTTTTGCTCCTCGGTCATGTAGGCAAGCGTGAGTTTTCCGGACAGTGCGCTCAATTCCTTGAGTGCCTCAGCGTGTACAACGTTGCGTTGTCCGAGTGTGACTTCCTTCGACATGCGAGTAATGAAAGCCTGAAACGCTTCCATAACATCCAGCTCCTGCAGCACTTTAGCGGCTGGTGCAGTGCGACGGTTCCACGGATTGGCGTTGAGATATTCCGCGTTAAATTCGCCGTCGAAAGATTTGTTGAAAGTGAGAGCGTTGTTAACAACTTGCACTGGAGCGTGCGTGCACAGATATTTGACAATCGCTTTCAACTCCGCGCCAGACCCGTCGAGCGTAGCAACAAGGCGAATGCACGGATCGATATTCGAGTCGCATTCAATCGCGATGCGGATACACTCCACAAGCACTGCTTGCACTTCAGCCGACCACTTGGCAGTTTTGATGCCCAGTGATTTGATCATAGCGTAGACTTTCAGTTTTGGGGTAGACATGATGTTCTCCTAGAATCAACGTCCTACCGCGCAGCTCGAATGAACCGTGACCAGCGGGGCGTTGATAGTAGGACGGTGCATAGCCAGTGCACCGTAGGAAACCTAGGGGCTTTCGCCTTTTTACGGTTCCCCGAACCCTACCTTGCCTGTAATAGGTGCGTTTGACTGCACACCCGTCCGCGCTATGCTATTGACGCGGCTCATGTTCTCTCCGTGGCGGAGTGCGCTATGTGCGGCACCTAATCGTGCTGGCTTGCATAGCATAGGCGTTATCCCGTTTTTCGATTGGGTGTAATACGCGACGCGTGTTGACAATTTTTAATGCCCCGACGCGCCAGCACCCGAAACGCAAGTTTACTGACCTAGGTTTGCCCACATGACTAGCCGGAGCCGGATTGTCCTTTCCGTTGTTGCACCTATGGAAAAGTGTAAATTTGTAAACACGACGGCCTGACGGGGCACAGGGACTCGCGACTTTCCGAGGCCCCCCCTGTCTTAGGCATCGCGCACATTACGCCCCTAAAAAATTACGTGTGTTTAGACTTAAACACCCCCCAGCTCTTGACTTCCCCCCACGCCTAGCGGTATAAACACACAATGAGTACAACTGAACTTCATGACGACGTTGCGACCTCCATTGCGCTCGGGTTTAGCCTAAGTGGCGAAGTGGATTTGAAACCCGCCAAGCAGCGGTACAGTGAATTCGCTGAAGACGTCCAGCTAAAAAGCATCCAGAATCTGGTGGTGTTGACGGAAGACTTGGCAAAACGCGCCGGGGACCCCGACGTGACACTCCGGACACTGCTGGATATTGCCGATTTCAACTTCAAAGTGAGTGGCATGGCCGCGAAGAACGCAAAAGAAGCCACCCCTACCGGCGGCGGTGCATACCAACTGTTCATAAATTTCAGCGGCACTTCCCCCAAAGAAACATTCACTGGGGTAACCATCGAGCACGCGCCACAAGTTCAGGCACAGCCGCAGATAAATGCCAACATTTAATCCAATCCCCAGCACTGAACCGTTCATGCTGGCGGACAAGTTCGTCAACTTGATAATGGGCCCGGTGGGGTCGACGAAGACAACTGCTGCGATCATAAAAATCATTCACGAAGCCAAGCGCGTGGCACCGTGTCCAGATGGTATCCGGCGGTCTCGTGGGGTAGTGATCCGTAACACGCGCGCGCAGCTGTCCGACACGACAATTCCCGATTTCCTGAAGTGGTTCCCCGACGGCGACGCGGGGGTGTTCATGAAAACAAACTTGAACTTCACCATACGGCTCGACGACGTGGAGTGCGAGATTCTGTTCCGGGGGTTGGACGACACGAACGACGTGCGGCGGCTGCTCTCGTTGCAATTATCGTTTGCGTTTATGGATGAGTTCAGGGAAATCCACCCGGAAATCTTCCATGCCCTGACTGGCCGTCTCGGTAGATACCCTGACAAAACAATGAACGGTGTGGGGTGTTGCGAAATTCAGCCGGATGGCACAGCCAAGCAGATACACAAAGTGTGGGGGGCGAGCAACCCACCAGACTCGGACACGTTCTGGGAAGAATACATAAACAACCCACCGAAGAATACAAGCATTACGATCCAGCCGTCAGGACGTTCCCCGGAGGCTGACTGGTTGCACTGCCTGCCCGAAGGGTATTACGAGAACCTTGCCGAAGGGAAGACGGAAGACTGGATCGCCGTGTACATCGACGGTGAGTTCGGGCGTTCCCTCCACGGACAACCGGTGTTTCGTTGCTTCGACAGGGCGACACACGTTGCTAAGCATTCCATAACGGCAAATTTTTCTGACACCCAGCAGTCGTTGCTCCCGTCGGTGCAGCCGACGACGTTGATAATTGGGGTGGATGCCGGGTTGAACCCGACGGCGGTGATCACGCAGCAGACGTACGATGGCAGAATGTTGGTGCTGGACTCGATCACAGGGCACGACGGTGGCATGGGCGCTTTGCGCTTTTGTCGTGAGAGGCTGAAACCGCTGCTGACAAATAAATTTCCGAGGCACAAACACCTTATAATCATCGACCCGGCGGCGTTCCAGCGTGCGCAGACGGATGAGAAAACCGTGGCTGATATTTTCAAAGCGGAAGGGTTCGTGGTGAAGGCGGCGAAGACGAACAACATTGCGGCACGGTTGGCGTCGGTGGAAGCATTTTTGACGAAAACCGTGAACGGAAACAGCGGATTTCTGGTAGACCCGTCGTGCGCGCCGATCATAAGCGGCCTTGCGGGGAAGTACCGATACAAAATAAACACCAAGGGTGAGCGCGAGGCTACCCCGGAGAAAGCCCACCCAGTGAGCGATTACATGGATGCGTTGCAGTATGCGTGTCTGCACAGCGACAACAGCGGGATTTTTGGTGGGAATTTAATGAATGCGCAGCGCCGTGAGATTGCCCCTTCCCCTTTTCGGTGGGCTGTGTGATACTGTTGGACTTGTAGTACTCCCTTGTGGCTCCTCGCCACCTTCCTCCCGGGCTGAGCGGTAACGCTCCCCGGGGTTTTTTTCTGCGCGGGCTTGCGGAATGAAAAACGGCGTGATAGCATTCCCTAACTAATTTGGCAGGGCATCCCCAGTGGCTCTTGGTCTTTTAATACCTGCGGCCTCAGCCGCATCGCTAGAAGCCGACGACGCGGCTCGGAGAGCATCCGAAGCCAATCAGAACACACCTCTGGTGCAATCGCTCGCCGCCCACGTAAAAAAACGTTGGGCTCTCGTCCGCGACACCCGCACCGTCGTCGAAGACCGCTTGTCGAAATGCTTGCGGCAGCGCGCGGGGAAATACGATCCCGAGACGCTCGCCGAGATACAGAAGCAGGGCGGCTCCGAAATTTACATGAACCTCACCAGCGTCAAAGTGCGCGGCGCGTCAAGCTGGCTGCGCGATACGCTGACCGGCACTGGTTCCGAAAAGCCTTGGTCCCTCGACGCCACGCCAATTCCAGAGCTCCCTCCGGAAGTGCAGAAAGGTCTTTTTGACGACTTGCACGCCGAAGTACTAAACCACATGCAGACCACCGGCGAGATACCGCAGGAAGCCGAAGTTCGCCAGTACGCGTTGCAGATGCGGGATACCCAGCTACAAAAAGTACAGGATGCTGCGAAGCTGCGAGTGTCCCGTATGGAATTGAAGATGGAAGACCAGCTGACGGAAGGCGGGTTTGCCAACGCATTCAGCGAATTCATCGACGACATTGTTACGTTCCCGACGGCCATACTGAAAGGGCCGGTTCCGCGCAAGCGTACACTTCTGAAGTGGGATGGAACGATGCTTGTCCCAACGGAAAGCATACGTCTGGAGTGGGAACGCGTCGATCCGTTTAAAGCATACCCTGCTCCGTGGGCGTCATCTGTACAAGATGGATTCTTTATCGAACGCCACAAACTCACCCGTTCCGATCTTGAGTCCCTTATCGGCGTAGATGGGTACGATTCAGCGGCGATTAAGGCAGTTTTAGCCGATTTTGATGGCGGGATGCTGCGAAATTGGCTCTCTGTGGACTCGTTACAGGCTCAGGCCGAGAACAAAAACGCTGCAACAGCGGATACCGAAGAGATTGTTGAAGCAATTCAACTGTGGGATGAGGTTACCGGCGACAAATTGCTTGAATGGGGTATGCCGAAGACAGATATTAAGGACAAAACCAAGACTTACCCAGCCGAAGTGTGGCTTATCGGCTCGCGCGTGGTGCGCGCGGTGCTGAATTACGACCCGTTGGGCAGAAAACCATACTACGCATCGAGCTATGAGGTCCTCCCGGGTAGTTTTTGGGGCAACAGCGTGCCTGACTTGATTCGTGACTGCCAGAGTATGTGTAATGCGTCCGCAAGGGCACTCTCGAACAACATGGGGATCGCTTCCGGGCCGCAAGTGGGGGTAAACATCAGCAGATTGCCTGCTGGCGAGCAAATTACCAACATGTACCCGTGGAAAACGTGGCAATTTCAGAATTCTGACTACCAAGACAACTCGAAACCACTGGAATTCTTCCAACCAACGAGCAACGCACCCGAATTGATGGCTGTTTTCGAGAAATTCTCGACAATGGCTGACGAATACAGCGGAATCCCGCGATATATGACGGGCGAATCCACATCCGGGGCTGGCAGAACGGCTTCTGGCCTCTCCATGATGATGAGCAACGCCTCAAAAGGTCTGAAACAGGTAGTCCACAACATCGACTCTCGGTGTTTGACCCCCATGCTTGAGCGCTTGTACCAGCACAATCTGCGGTACAGCAAGGACCCAGAACTGGTCGGCGACGTCACTATTGTGGCAAAAGGCGCTGTTTCTCTGGTCCTGAGAGAGACCACGGCGGTACGCAGAAACGAATTCTTGCAGTTGGTGCTGAATAGCCCTATAGCCCAACAGGTTGTTGGCTTACCGGGTGCTGCTGCGCTGCTGCGCGACGCGGCTAAACAGCTTGATATGCCAGCAGATAAAGTGGTGCCAAGCGAGCAGTCGATTGCGCAGATGATTGCGGACCAACGGGCACAGCAACAGGCCGCATTGCAGCAGTCCATGCAGCCCGAGTACGAAAAAATTGATTTCCAGAAGGATGCGTCGGGTGCTGTGACCGGGGCGACGAAGATGAAGCCAAAGGGTATGCTGCCCGACGGATCACCAGCGGGTGGTCGCGACGCTAATATTGTGCGCAACCGAGTTCAAGGCGGATAACATGACCCCAAGAGAATTAGCGTTCGTCAACGCGATTGCCAAGCAGCGGGACCAAGCACTCAACACTTCCGCGTCGTTGCAAGCCGATTTGTTTGAACTACAAGAAAAGTTCGACAAGTTGGAAGCCAGCAGCAAAGAAGCTGCTGTTCCACCCACTGACACATCGAAAGGAACACCATGAAAAAGATGACTGAGAAAAAAGAACCTAAGGGCGAAGAAAAGAAAGAGTCCAAAATGCCTTCTTGGATGCAGAAAAGCGTCGAAAAGAAGGAAGGAGCCCACGGCAAAGTCATGAAAAAAGGTAAGAAATGCTAACTTCTGGCTTAACCACCAGCGCAAAAATGCTACTTCTAGAGCTGCTCGCGACTGAGCAGTTCAAGGTAGCGTTGTATTCTGTCGATGCCTACATCAGCCCAAGTACGGACTTTTATACGTCGCTTGGGGAGGTGGTTGGAAAGGGGTACAAAGCTGGTGGTTTACCCCTCAAAAACCCGAAGGTGTGGAACGACAACGGTGTTGCCTGCCTTACTTGGGACAGCCCAGTAATACCGGTGTCGACTATTTCTGCGAACGGGTTCATGATTTACTGCCCATCGCGAGGGAATAAATGTATTTTTGTGGGCGACTGGAGCGGTACGTACTCGTCCACGGAGGGACCTTTTACAATCACCATAGCTGATGACCAGCTTTGTATCGAGTAGCTGATATGCCACCAACAGAGGAACATAAAATGTTTGAGCCCAACAAGGAAGATCGCCGTAGCAACTCTTGGCATCTGTCCAAAGAAGTCCCCGTTGCGCTCATTACATCTCTCGCCATTAGCGTGATGACTGGTGTATACGCGGTATCGAAGCTTGACTCGCGAGTAGAGGCCTTGGAAAAAGCGATCTTAAAAACGGATGCAATAGCGGCAACGACCGATAACAAGATCGAAAGCAAACTGAACCAAATTCAGGCGAGCATTTCCGAGTTGAACAACAAGTTTATGCAAGCGCAGATTGATATGGCGCGTGAAGGAACAGGACATAAGAAATGAATGTAACCGACGCCTTTCGGTGGACAGAAACGCGTCTTGATGAGGGAGGGTGGATTCGTCGGATATACTTGCTGCTTGCAACTGCGATGACGTGGAAATATGTGTTGTGGGCGATGGGTTTTGCAACGACAAGCCCAAGAGCCGGTTCTGACGTAGCAATGATTATCGCAGCGGTAGGGGTTCCAGTTGCAGCAGTGCAGACTTTCGCGTTTAATGCATACTTGGACTCTCGAAAAATACAACCCGTTACAGCTTCAGCATCGACAACAACCAGCACCGTGGAAATAACCAAATGATTATCACCAGCGAAGACTACTTTGGCAAACAATCCCGCATCGTGAAGCCTACCGACGACGTGATTGCGAACGCTGACGTTCTCATCGCGCGCGTAAATATTTTGCTGGTTGAAGTGTACGAAGTGAACGGCATCAACCCAGATGGAATCAATTCAGGCTGGCGTTCGGCGAACTACAACGCTATGGTTCCGGGCGCTGCGGTGAACTCGAAGCACATCACCGGGCAGGCGATAGACTTGAGCGATCCGGAAGGAGAGCTCGACGAGTTCTTGTACAAAAATCAGGGGTTTCTTGTAGAAAATTCGTTGTGGCTGGAACACCCAGCAGCAACAAAGGGGTGGACTCATTTGCAGTCTATTCCTCCGCGTAGTGGTAACCGAGTATTTTTCCCTTAAGGAGAACGATGATGATTGATATAAATAACGAACGCGACAAAGCCATTGCCGCAGCAAAGCAGACCATACAGGAAACACGCGATGCTGTACAAGGCATGGACGTGAAGGAAAAATCTGCTATGCGAGTGGTCGCCATCGTTGTGGTAGTGGTTTGCATCGCGTTGTTTGCCGCGTGGAAACTTTCGCACTAAGGTGGATATGGACGAACAAATTACCAGTGCCGTGCATAAGTTCCTCGACTGGGAGCTACCACACGACTTCGTCCCAGACGGCGGAATCTTGTATTATTCCTCTTGGGGGAAAGGTAAACTGAAAGGGTCGAATTTGTTCTCGGAAAGGCAGGCAAAAGAAATGTTTACGCACTGTCTATCAAATGTTTGATTTTCTAGGACTGTGGCGATTCGCCATCTACGCCGCCGTGATCGCATCTTTTGCGGGAGCTATTTACTATGCCAAAGGTAAATATGATGCAGGACAACAGGAAATTGGAGCAGCGCCTTACAAAATTGCAATCGCAAATCAAAAACAAGAAGCGGCTGAAAAATTGGCGGCGGCAATCGCAAGCGTCGAAGCGCAGGTTCGCGAGCGAGACGGACGAATAGCATCAATTGTGGAAGGGTACTCAGATGAACGAATTAAAAGTGCTGCTGATTTTGACCGTCGCCTTGTTGCTGCTGGTAGGTTGCGCGACCCCGAAGCCCCCAGATGTTGGGGTAGTAGTGGTAGCCCCCCAAGCGGCAAGACCGCAAATGCCGCCACAACTGAAAGCGCCAGTGGCGGAGAAGGCGGCTTCCTCTCTGTCCGCTTTGATAGACTTCTTAAAGATTTGATCCGCGACACCGACGCGTTGATAGCTCACGACCGACTTTGTGTAGCCTACGCCCGTGAAATAAGCGCAGAATAGTAGACACACCCGCTACCAACATTTACACTTACTCCCAAAGGTACTCGAATGAAAGTTTTTACAACTAAAGGCGTTCTGGATTTCTCCGAATTGGATGTGACCGATACGGTCGAGCTGAACGATACCGCGAGAGTAATTGCAACTGAGTGGCGGCTTAAAGGGACGGACGAAATTGTCCGACGTGACGTAAACGCAAACATTCTCGTCGGCCACTTGGTCGGTGGGGAGCAAGGAGAAATCTAACATGGCTAACACACAAGCAGTCTGCAATTCTTTCCGGCCTGAACTGCTGAATGCAGTGCATCAATTCGGGGCTCCGACAATCGTGTCGCGTGGTAGCTTGACCGCACCAGCAGCAGACACGTTCAAGGCGGCGCTCTACTTCGCTACCGCGACGATTGACTCGACAACTGCGGCCTACACCGCAACTGGTGAGGCAACAGGAACCGGGTACACCGCGACGGGTGTGACTTTCACTTGGGTTGCCCCCAGCAACACGACGGGTACGGCGTTCACTACGCCAAGTGCCTCGCTCGCGTGGACGACTGCAACTATTGCCGCGTTCGACTGCGTTCTGCTTTACAACTCGACGCAAAGTGGAAAAGCGGTAGCCGTTTATACGTTCGGTTCGCAGACGGTAACGGCGGGTAACTTCACACTCACCATGCCGACCAACAACTCCACAACGGGGCTCTTGAGGCTCGCGTGATGCTCGCAGATCGCTGCCTTGAAACCTCAACAACGACCGGCGTAGGAGATTTCACCCTCGCCGGTGCGGTGGCTGGTTTCCGCACACTGTACGGAACAGGTGTTGACCAACTTAAGGTTAACGACCCGTTCTCCTATGCGATTGAGGCAGTAGATGCAAGTGGAAATCCCACGGGAGCATTTGAAAATGGTAACGGTGTGTTGCTCACGTCTACCACGTTTTCAAGATCGCCTAGTGTTTCATCAAATAGCGATGCGCTGGTTAGTTTTTCCGCTGGTACGAAATACGTTTACATCAGCCTAAATGCCGATGACATTATGACGATAGGCAAAGTCCTTGCGCTTTCCTACAACATCGCCACACCGTAAAGGAACATCATGGCCGCACCAAATACAGCCCCAATTTACACTCGCGTAGGCTCTATCGGACAGTCGATGATTCTCACGACTGCCGCGAATGACTACACCGGAATTTCACCATATAACCGTGAAATTTTTACAGCAGACGCAACAAACGGCGGCTTATGTGGCGGTGTGCGCTTCAAAGCGCGCGGAACGAACATCACGACGGTTGCCCGAATTTACATCAATCGTGGCGGAATAAACACCCAAATTTGCGTAGCGCCTACCGCCCCAACTGGAACACCAAGCACAACAGGCGGAACAATCATCATTGGTACGTACTATGCCTGCGTGATCGCAATCATGGCGAACGGTTCACAGTCCCCAATCGGCGCGTTTTCGGCGGCGGTGTCCACCGTCACCACGGCGACAAGTTCGATTGCGTGGGCATGGACAGCGGTTCCCGGTGCAGTCTCATATCGCCTCTATGTTTCGCCGTGGGTTGCTGCCGGTGCGACCTATGCGACATTTGCGCAGAGATATTTCACCAGTGCAACAAACAGTTATTCGCAGACCGCGATGGGTGAAACGGGAACGTTCGACGACCCGACAGTTGGCAATCAATTTTTGTATGGCGAAGTAACGCTGCCAGCGACGACAGCATCGGCAGTCGCAGCCACACCGGATATTGACTATTTGTTCATTTCCCCCACCGGCGCGGTTGGGCTATTGCTGCCGCCCGGTTATGAGATTTATGTTGGACTTGGAACAACGGTTGCAGCCGGATGGAGCGTAGGTGGACTTGGGGGGGCATACTGATGACTCGCTATATTTTGATTGAGATTCAAGACTACGGGCGCGCCTATCAAAAGGTGCAGAACGAAGCAGCCATTGCTTACCTTTCAGAGAACGGCGATTTTTTGTATGATGCCGTCCCTATTGGGAAAAGCTCTTATGTAGTTGATGACCGCCCACCGACGCTTCCGTGGATGGTTGAGCCTGTTATTCAGGCGGCATAAATGGACTACGGACACATCCCACGTCCAGAAGGCGCAATCACCCAGATATTTTATGGCAATTGCCTTGTCGCCGGTACGCAGTGGCAGACCATTGTTAAGCCTCGCGGCAAGTCTATGCTCATGGTCAATATGTTCGGCAAAGGCGGACGTGGTGGCACAGGCGTAGTCGGTGCGAACTCGGTATCGGCAGGCGGTGGCGGTGGCGGTTCAGGCGGTCAGACCAACCTGCTCATGCCAACCTACATGCTTCCTGACGTGCTGTATCTGTCCCTCGCGGGTGATGCGGCCACGACGACAATGGCGAGTTACCTTGCCGTTGCGCTCAACCCGACAGCGGTCACTGTGCCAGCAGCAAATAATATTTTGTGTATCGCCAACGGCGGCGGTAACGGCGGTAACGCAGCGGCAGGCACAGGCGGCGCAGCAGGGGCAGCAGGTGCTATCGCAACGCTTGCCACAATGCCGCTTGGCTTCGCATACGCAACCGCGCTTGTTGGGCTAGCGGGTATCGTCGGCGGTGCGGCAATCGCAGGTGCGGCGCTCACGCTTCCGTTAACTGGCCTACTCCTGACAGGCGGCACAGGCGGCGGCGGACTTCCAGCGGCAGCGGCGGTAGGAACAGCAGGCGGCGCGATCACTGGTGCGGGTGTATTCCCGACTATTGCCGGTGGCGTAGGTGGAGCAGCCGCAACTACTCCTCCGGGTTTTGGTCAGCCCGGTTTCTCACAGATCAATAGTCTGCTCTACAACATGGGCGGCACAGGCGGCGGCTCGACGCACGGCACTGCGCTAACGACCGGCCTTGTGCAGTCAGTCGGCGGTAACGGTATGCCCGGATGCGGCGGCGGCGGTAACGGTGGTGCATTGACCGGCTCAACAGTCGCGCCCGATGTCGGTCATGGCGGAGTTGCGTTCTGCATTCTTGTGTGGTTCTAAGTGAATACGCCAGCGGGAGTGTTTAGCGCCGAGGTGAAATAGTGGCAACCTTTGGCAATACATCAATATCGTCAGGCGGATACCCGCTTAGTGATGATAGGTGCGTCGGCTCTAAATTCACACTTCCCGTTGCCGGTGACATTACCAAACTATCTATCTATTTCCACTCGGATTCGGTGGGAGTAGATAACTACAAGCCCGTAATTTACGCAGATAATGCAGGCGCTCCCGGCGCGTTAAAAGCAGTTGGAACCTCTGCGCTTATTGGTGTTGCTTCAACGTGGAATGATCTTGCAATAACGGTATCGCTGGCCGCTGGCGACTATTGGCTATGCGTTGTAGAGGCCGGAAGCGGATACGGAACGCATATAGGTACTTCGGCGGGTTCTGGCTCAATCCGAAAGGAGGGGCTTACCTACGCCTCGCCGATGGACCCGATGACCGCGCCGGACGATTCTGCTGTCGCGGTTACATATTGCATTTACGCGACCTATACAGCGACGCTGACCGGCCCAACAATCAACACCCAGCCCGCATCAACTTGGGGTCACGTCGGCGGCACATCAGCAGCAATAACCGCAGCCGCAACAACCTCTGGCGGCGCAATGACTGCGCAGTGGTATGACAATTCAAGCGGGTCATTCGCAGCGATCACTGGAGAAACGAACACCACGACGCTGAACCCCGGCACGATCACCCAAGCGATGGTCGGGCGGCAGTATTACGTTATCTACACCGACAGCAATGGCAGCACGCAGTCCAGCACGATCACGCTGACAAATATTCCATTCACGTTTGGCACAGGCCCAAGACGTAGAAATATTGTAGGTGCTTATTCGGTAGGGACGCATAGATGGTTAGGGGTATCTGGTTCAAGTCCAGATGTAACGGTTGCACTGTCCGGGCAGGCCGCGACATTTGCCACCGGCACTACAACGCCAAACATTGACAAGGCACTGTCTGGGCAGTCTTCCACTCTCAGCACCGGCACTGTAACTTATAGTGCATCAACAAACGTTACGGTCGCGCTGTCCGGTCAGGCCGCTACGTTCGCTACCGGCACCGCGACGCCAGTTATCGACAAGGCGCTTTCTGGGCAATCTGCGGCATTTGCACAAGGTTCAGTCGTTCCTGATACCGGTAAAGCAATTTCAGGGCAAGCAATAGGGCTGGTGAGGGGAACGCTAACCCCAACGGTAGATAAAGCCTTATCCGGTCAGGCCGCAACGCTCGCCGCCGGTACCGCAACGCCGACTGTCGATAAAGCACTGTCCGGGCAGGCCGCGACATTTGCCACCGGCACTACAACGCCAAACATTGACAAGGCACTGTCTGGGCAGTCTTCCACTCTCAGCACCGGCACTGTAACTTATAGTGCATCAACAAACGTTACGGTCGCGCTGTCCGGTCAGGCCGCTACGTTCGCTACCGGCACCGCGACGCCAGTTATCGACAAGGCACTATCCGGTCAGGCGGCAACATTCGCAACTGGCGTAGCAACGCCAACCATTGATAAATCTTTGTCTGGTCAGGCGGCAACGCTTTCCCAAGGAACGATCACTTACGCTGCGTCGCCAGACGTTACGGTTGCCCTGACTAGCCAGAGTATTGGAACTGCGCAGGGGTCGTTGGTTCCTACGGCGGACAAAGCAGTTTCGGGGCAGAGCGCATCCCTTGCTCAGGGCGCAACCTCAGCAGCGCTTGATAGAGCGATAACAGCGCAGTCGGTAACAACTGCGCAAGGGCAACTGACTCCCACGACGGATACGGCTCTTGCAGGCCTTCCTGCTACGCTTGCGCAGGGGTCAGTCACGTACGCTCCTGAGGGCGATCTGACAGTTGCCCTTACCGGGCAGCAACTGGGACTGACACAAGGAAACGTCGCTTACTCTGACGATAGCGCGCAATCAGCACTTGTTCCTGCCGGGTTGTTTAGACCCATTCGCGCTGCTGTTTCCCCAGCTACTAAATGCGTCATAAATGTAAAAACGAACATCTTTTTTGTTCCGCCGGTCACGAAGGTCGCCGACGTAGACTTTTTCGCTAGGCCAATACCTCTACCGCCACTGGTTTTGCCGGTTGCCACAGAGGAAGTTTTTTCTGGGGTGCCGCGCGTCACCGCGAAAGTAAGAGCCTATTCTGGCATTAAAGCTCCTTGCGCCGGGGTCACAGCCCAACCAGTTCGCGCGCGAGGGATTTCTCGGGCTACTGCGGCGCGCCCAACGTCAGGTTGCTCTGCTCACGTCCCGCGTTCCCGAGCGCGCATGAACTTTTCCGTGGCTAATCCCACGTGCGGTGCCGTATCTCGATCTGTCTTTGGCAAATACCATTGGGCTGGGTACGTGCACTCGCCAGTAACAGTGCAAAATCCTACCCCCGAAATGTTGACAATGCTTTAGGCGGCGTGATATAAATCGCCCATGAAAGGATTTAATCAGGCTGGAAGGCAAGTTTTGGAGTCTTTGCACAAGATGAAGTCGCCAGAAATGCGTCCACTGACTACGTTCTTGCAAGAGGTGTTGAAAGATACCACCGCAGCTTTAATCACCGCAAATGCAGACACAGTTCAGCGACTGCAAGGGCGGGCAGCAGTGTTAAAAGAGATGACTGAGGCGATAGAAAATGCCGCCCCGGTTATGGAGAAGTTAAACAAGTAGTTTTGAGCTGACCATTACGTTTTTATGGCATACCCACCGTGGAGCCGTAACGGAGTCTGGAGCTAAAGGAGTAGTAAATGTCTAGTTTGCCAAAGCAAGTGATTCAGGATCAGTTGGAGATTGAAGCGTACGAACGGCAGCTTGAGGAGGACAAAAAACCACCAAAAGCAGAGCCCCCCGCTGAAGCACCAGTTGCAGAGATCACCCCGCAGGCACCGGCATCACCGGAAGTACCACGACCGGATAACGTAGTCGAGTTTACGCCCGAATCTAAAGTTGACTGGGAGCACAAGTACCGCACCCTTCAAGGAATGCATGACAAGCAAGTTCGCACCGACAAGGAACTGGCTGGTCAGATTCAAACGTTGCAAGCTCAGATCATCGAGTTGCAGAAAAAGCCCGCAGACGCACCCGTAGTGGAACGACTGGTAACAGAGCAAGATGAGAAGGATTTTGGTACGGATTTGCTGGACGTACAGCGGCGCGTTGCGAAGGAAGTAATGCGCGAGTTTGTAGCCCCGCTTCAAGCCGAACTTAAGCAGCGCGACGAAAAGATTCAGCAGTTGGAACAGCAAGTTCAGAAGACCGGTGGAGATGTAACCACCATGTCGTTTGAGCAAAAACTGTTTGCCGTTGTACCGGATTTTGCGGCCATAAACAATGATCCCAAGTGGATCAAGTGGCTGGATGAACCGGATGGCTACACTGGGGAACCGAGACGTGCGTTTGCCGAGTTTGTGTACGGGCAAGGGGATGTTGCGAAAGTTAAGCAAGTGGTAGATTTGTTCAAACGGTCTAACAATGCTAACGCGCAGCAAGAGCTAGTAGATCAGCGTGACCAAGAGTTGTCTCGTCAGGTTCAGCCAACGCGTACTGTGTCTAGTTCAACACCGGCTACCCAAGTAAAGATTTATACGGAAGCCGAAGCAAAGCGAATTTTTGAGAAAGTCCGCCAGTTGAACATAGCCCACAAATACGACGAGGCAAACACCCTTGAAGCTGAGGTAACTGTTGCGTATCAGGAAGGCAGAGTTCGGTAGTCTGATTCGCGCGGGGACCGAGGCAAACCCAAACCTCGTTAAGGAGTAACACCATGGCTATTTTGGCCCCCGCCGCACCCTTCCTCACCAGTCCTACCATGTCAGCAGCGTTCAACCCGCTGCTCTGGTCCAAAAAACTCAACGCGAAGTACTACGTTGACAACCAACTTACTGAAATCGTTAATACCAACTGGGAAGGCGAAATCAAAAACCAAGGCGACACCGTACGCATCCGTACCGCGCCGACCCTGACCATTTCCGATTACCAAATCGGCGGCAGTCTTCAGTATGAAGTGCCAACCCCCGTTTACCAAGACATGTTGATTGAGAAAGCCAAGTCGTTCGCTTTCCAATGCAACGACGTTCAAGAAGCGCAAGCCGACATGAACCTGTTGAACATGTACATGGACGACGCTTCCAAGCAGCTAAAGCTGGCCATCACCGAAGAAGTTTTCTTCTCGATGTTCTGCACCACCGCCGGTAACACCGCAGGTACAGACCCGCAAACAGTTTCCACCACAGCGGCTAGTACCCGTGGCTGCGCTGCCGTCAACCAAGGTGCTACCGCTGGTGCCAAGTCCGGCGTGTTGAACTTGGGCGTGGATGGTACCCCCATCGCTACCTCAACTCCTGCCAACTTGCTGACCCTCATCCTGAACATGGGTGCCGTGTTGGACGAGCAGAACGTTCCAGAAGCTGGCCGGTTCCTGCTTTTGTCTCCGTACGACCGCCAAGTTCTCATGTCCACCAACCTCGCGCAAGCGTATTTCACTGGCGACTCGTCCAGCATCGTTCGTACCGGCAAGATCGGCATGATCGACCGCTTCACCGTCTACGTCAGCAACATGCTGCCACGCGGTGGTTTGAACAAGGGCTGGGTTACTGGCTCCGCTGCAACTTCTACCGGTGTTGCCAACACATCGGCAATTCGCCGCTGCGTCATCGCTGGTCATAAGGATGCGATCAGTTTCGCTGCGCAGGTCAACAAGACTGAGCAAGTTCGCAACCCGTCTGACTTCGGTGACTTCGTTCGCGGCTTATCTGTATATGGCCGTAAAGTTGTTAAACCAGAAGCCTTCGCCTTCGGCGTGGTGGCTTAATACATAGGTGGGGGCCTGTTAGGTCCCCCCGTTCAACTTCTTCAGGAGAAACATCATGGCCGGTTCAGGTATCTCAAATCAAAATCTTTCAGTTCTTACTGGCATCACGGCTCTTGCCGGTGGTGCTAACTCGGCGTCGACTCCAGTCTTGACTGGCAAGATCAACGTCGTGTCCGTCTGCGCAACTGCGGCAGATAGTGCTGCTCTTCCTGCGGCGCAGTCACAGGGTACCGAGGTTGTCATCCGCAACAACGGTGCAGCAGCGTGCGCGGTGTTCCCCAACACTGGCGGTACCATTAACGGCGGCTCGGCCAACGCGTCTGTCAGCGTTACCAACGCCAAAGGCGCTACGTTCTTCCAAGTCGGTACGGATGGATTGACGTGGGTCACGGCTGCTCTCGCTGCGTAGTACTTTTGTTAAACCTAGGGGGCTTCGGCCCCCTAACTTGGATTGAACATGACCATATCTGTAGCCGATCTATCTGTTCTGTTTCCTATGGGGGAACGCGGGTTTGACAAAACAGAGTTCGTCGTCAAAGACGGGCAATACTGGTGGCCGGTAGCCACCATTTCCGGCAATGAGGTTACTCTGACCGCTCTTGGGGAGAAAGTTCTCCAGAAGGAAGAGAAGCCTGCGGAGGTCGTAGCCCCGCGCAAAGCCAAACGCTCTGCTGTTCCTGATATAGACTCCCTCGATGGCTAATGCAGCTTTCAGTGACTTCCTTCCAGAAATCTCCCACCTGATCGCTGGGTGCCCAGAGCCTACGGCCATAAATGCCGTTCGCAACGCAACCATTGAATTCTGTACAAGAACCAATGTGTGGCAGGAAACGCAAGACGCTGTTACTTTAACGGCCACGGACTTTCCTTACACATTGGAAGCCCTCACTGGAGCCACGGTGGTGACCGTACTTGATGTATCGGTGGAAGGTCGTAGTATCGACCCCACTACGATAGATGCGCTAGACAAAAATTCGTACAACTGGAGGGCTAATACGGGCCCAATGCCAGAAGGATACTACCAGCCGAACCCAGACGAAGTGGTGCTTTACCCCGCGTTGTCCGAGGCTAAGTCTGTTGTTTTTCGCGTGTCGTACGCTCCCACGCGCGCGGCCACTGGAGTAGTGGACCACATCTACCAGATTCATTTAGAGGCTATCGCTGCCGGTGCTTTGGCACGGCTTATGGCTATCCCCATGCAGCCGTGGTCTAATCCGAAGATGGCGTTGTACTACAGCAGTGTGTTTAACACTGCGAAAAATTCTGCGGCTATGGACGTGAACAAATCATTCACCAGAGCCCCCGTTATGATTCAAATGCGGCGGTTTGCTTAGGAGTTCTTATGGCGATTACAGGCCAAAATATCGCAGATAAAATGTGGACAGTAGTGCAGGACACCTCCGGCGCGTCCGGCGTTCGCTGGCCGGTTGCTGAAGTCCTTGGGTGGATCAACGACGCACAGCGCGAAATTGTTTTGTATCACCCGCAAGCCAGTACTACGACGCTCTCTCGAACTGTTGATGTTGGAACACGGCAATCCCTTTCCGGGCTGCTGGAGACCAATGACCCAGCGGGCATACGTATTCTAGACGTGGTTCGCAACATGACCAGTGCCGACGTCCCGGGGCGCGCGATTCGCGGCATACCGCGCGAAGTGCTGGATGCTCAACGACCTAACTGGCATTCTGAAACTGGTACTTCCATAATCCATTGGATGTACGACCCACGCGATACCAAGAGTTTCTTCGTGTACCCAGCGTTGAACGCGGCGACAATCCTCGCGGCGGCGAGACTTGAGTTCGTCTACTCCTCGGCCCCAGCAGACCTCGCTGCTATAGGAAGTGGCATTTCCTTGGATGCTATTTACTCGAACACGATTCTCAACTATACGCTGTTTCGGGCGTACAGTAAGGACGCAGAGTACGCTCAGAACGTAGAGCTTTCCAAAACCTACTACCAGTTGTTTATCGGCTCTCTAACTGCAAAATCCGCACTGGATTCCGCAACTAAACCCACTGTCCCACCGGCGTAATAAGGAGTAACACTCATGTCTGGATTTTCCACATACCTAGCTCAGCAGATCATTCAAATTACGCTTCGTGGGGTTTCGTATACGATCCCAGCGGGGCACTATTTGGCGCTATTCACCAGCGACCCTACGGATAATAACACCACCGCAAACGAAGTCGCGGGTACTTGGTACGCGCGCCAGACTACTGGTGCTTGGACTGCTCCTGTGGGAACTGGTAACTCCACATCTAACACCTCGCAGATTACGTTTCCTGCGGTCACTACTGCTGCGGTAACGGTTACGCACTGGGGGATGTATGATGCGGTCACTCTCGGTAACCTCTTGTACAGCGGCGCGCTAACGTCGTCTAAGACTCTAGGTATTGGTGACGTTCTTGTTGTCGGCGCGAACCAACTTGTTCTCACGATTGAGTAATGAACAAGGCTCAGCTAAACGCGGAGCCGTTCGGTGCGGCAGCGGCCAGCGGCTTTGTAACCACTTCAATGGCGGTATCTGGGTACGCCACTAGCACAACCTGCAATGCGTATTTGATTTACCACCTAGCCGAAAGCGTAACTTGCTCGGCTACGACCAGTCCGGGTTTCAAATACATAACCCAGTGCGCGTCAGAAATTACGGCTTCGGTAACTTCCTCGGTAGCGTATTTCACGCAGGTAGCGATATACGCGTCCTCAGCACTCACAGCCTCTGCGTCGGCGGTCCTCGAAGTTATACGCAGTACGTACGCTGAAGCTTCCCAGCAAGCAGTGGCTTCGGCAGAAGTTGCCACGTTCAAGGCCGTTGTGTGGGCTTCAAACGTAGTTTGCGGTGCCTCGTCGGATGCTGCTTTTTCTTTGTTTTACGGTGTAGCGTCTAGTACATCGTGTGTAGCCACATCGACGTTTAGCTGGGATACTACCGGGTACCACGCATCACCCGACAGAACGATGGTCGTTTCTGCGGAAGATAGAACAATGGCGGTGACATAATGGCTATTATTGGGCGCATGACCAAGCAACCGCTAGAGGTTCTTGACTACGACGTTGATTTCTCTGAGTGGTTACCCACCACTGATTTTATTGCTACTGCCAGCGCTGTTGTTTCCCCAGCGACGAGTCTAGCCATTGGCACTGTTTCCGTGTTTGACACCACTTGGGTAAAGGTGTGGCTTTCCAGTGGGGTCACAGGCACTAAGTACAAAATTACCGTTACCGTTGTGACGGACGACGGACGTACAAAAGAAGCTGAGTTCTATGTAAACGTGAAAGAGGTTTAAGCCATGGCTACCACGCACCAACTATTCAAGAATAACGCCAACACCACTCTCACTGGTGCCGCTGGTAGCGCTATAGGAATTGGCGGCACGTCGCTTGTGCTTACTGCTGGACACGGAGCCCGTTTTCCTGCTATCGCCGCCGGTGAATATTTCTACGTATCGCTGTATGAGAAGAGCGGTGCAGCCGGAACCGGCAACGAAATAACTTACGAGATCGCCAAGTGCACAGCGCGCTCCACAGATACGTTGACGCTGGTACGAGACATTGAGGGCATCGTAGTGGCCGCTGGGGGAACTTCCGGAGGTTGGTCCTACCCATCAGTGGTTGGCACAAACCCAGACGGCATTACGTACATCCAGTTGCGGTGGACTGCTTTTGGTGCCACAAATTCTCTGGCTAAAGACGGTAACCTTGAGGGTTTGGAAAGCGCTGCGACTTCCAGAACCAATCTCGGGCTTGGGACGATAGCGACACAAGCCGCAAACTCCGTGGCGATCACCGGCGGTTCTATCACTGGCGTTACTTTGGCTGGGAACACAGGGCTTCCTGTCGCTACTGGCATTTCTGGACTGGGAACAGGCATTGCTGCATTTTTAGCGACCCCATCCAGTGCTAACCTCGCGACCGCGTTGACTGACGAAACAGGTACCGGCGCTAACGTCTTCGCTACATCGCCAACACTGGTCACCCCAGTTCTCGGTACGCCAACATCTGGCACGTTGACGAACTGCACACTCCCCGTCGGCGGTGTTACTGGCCTCGGCACAAGCGTTGCTGCGTTCCTAGCGACACCATCTAGCGCGAACTTGGCCGCTGCGTTGACTGACGAAACAGGTACCGGCGCTAACGTCTTCGCTACATCGCCAACACTGGTCACCCCAGTTCTCGGTGCAGCAACTGCCACGTCACTTGCACTAACTACGGACCTCGATGTTGTCGACGGCGGCACTGGGCGTTCCACTAGCACGACGGCGTACGCCTTGATTGCAGCTGGCACAACGGCAACCGGTCCACACCAAACTCTAGCCGTTGGGGGCACCACAGATATTCTGGTTGGCGGCGGCGCTGCTGCACTCCCGGTATGGACTGCTGCCACTGGAACTGGTTCTCCTGTTCGCAATACATCTCCAACATTTGTCACACCCGTTCTCGGCACCCCGACTTCTGGCACGTTGACGAGTTGCACCGGACTTCCGGTTACCACTGGAGTTACGGGGCTAGGCACCGGTGTTGCTGCGTTCTTGGCAACTCCATCGAGCGCGAACCTGATTGCAGCGATTACCGATGAGACTGGTTCCGGCAATTTAGTGTTCAGCACCAGCCCAGCGTTTACCACCCCAGTTCTTGGCACGCCAACATCTGGCACGTTGACGAACTGCACACTGCCAGTTGGTGGAGTTACGGGGCTAGGCACCGGTGTTGCTGCGTTCTTGGCAACTCCATCGAGCGCGAACCTGATTGCGGCGGTTACCGATGAAACTGGCACAGGGTCGCTAGTGTTCGCCACATCACCAACATTTGTCACCCCTGTTCTCGGCACGCCAACATCTGGCACGTTGACGAACTGCACACTCCCCGTCGGCGGTGTTACTGGCCTCGGCACCAGCGTTGCTGCGTTCTTGGCCACCCCATCGAGCGCCAACCTGATCGCGGCGGTTACCGATGAAACCGGTACTGGAGCGCTTGTTTTTGCAACGTCTCCAACGCTCACCACCCCAGTGATCGGTGCTGCAACAGGTACAAGCCTTTCAGTGTCAGGACAGCTTACCTCAACGGTGGCCACTGGCACTGCACCTCTAGCCGTCACGTCCACTACGCTCGTCGCTAATTTGTACACCGCGCGGTCGGCGCTAACAGATGCTCTGAAATCAGCCACAACGTCTGTAGACGTATCGGCGGGTGCGGCACCGGCAGTTGGGCAAGTCCTTACGGCTACATCAAGCACCACGGCGACGTGGCAAGCACCCAGCGTTCCACAAAACTCACCCTCGGTAGCATACCCAATAGTGCTTAGTGATGCTGGCAAGCATCTTTTGCATCCTTCAGCGGATACAACGGCGCGGACTTTTACTATTCCAGCGAATGCGTCTGTTGCGTTCCAAGTCGGAACTGCGCTTTCGTTTGTCAATCAAAGTGGTGCCGGGGTTCTTACCATAGCGATCACTACTGATACAATGCGGCTTGCTGGTGCTGGCACGACAGGGTCTAGAACACTTGCTGCAAACGGGGTTGCAACTGCATTGAAAATCACTACTACAGAGTGGATCATTAGCGGAACAGGACTAACCTGATATGTCGGCTATTCAGCAAATGATGCTTGGGACTTCTGGGTCTACAGCTCCCGGGCCACCTTTGAGTGTGAGCGCGGCGGTCACGGGCGGCACGTCTGCGTCGGTATCCTTTTCGGCTCCGACTAACAACGGCGGCTCCGCTATAACGGGCTACACTGTTACATCATCCCCCGGCGGCGGTACAGACACCAATGCTGGTTCAACGTCGTTGACTCACGCTATCTCAGGACTGACCCAAGGAACGACGTACTCTTTCACCGTCACTGCAACCAATGCTATTGGTACTGGCGGGGCGTCAGCAGCGTCTAATTCAATTGTTCCGGCCACTGCGCCAAGTGCTCCCACGATTGGCACTGCGACGGCGAGCAACGGACAGATTTCAGTTACCTTCACCGGCGGGTATGATGGCGGGTCTGCGCTCTTCTACTATACAGCGACGGCGGCGGGGGGGTCGGGTGGTTCCGCAAACGGCACATCTCCAATCGTAATAACCGGGCTGACCAACGGAACGGCGTACACAGTGTCTGTTACTGCAACTAACGCATACGGCACCAGTGGGTCATCAGCCGCGTCTAATTCGGCCACGCCATCGACCGTACCAGATGCACCAACTATTGGAACCGCAACCGCAGGAAATGCCCAAGCTTCAGTTACGTTTACCGCTGGCGGTAACGGCGGTTCTACTATCACTGGCTTCACGGTTACGTCGTCACCGGGCTCATTTACTGGCACAGGCGCGTCGTCCCCAATTGTGGTGTCCGGCTTGACGAACGGCACTGGGTACACATTCACTGTCACGGCAACAAATGCGAACGGAACAGGGTCGGCGTCAGCTGCATCGAATAGCGCTACACCGTCCAACCCTGCGGTTACCGCATCGTATAGCACATCTTTGTGTTCTGGCTCTGCGGTTGGTCCCTCCAACGCTACCACCAATTCGGTAACGTGTATTGCAACAGGCGGCGTCGGACCGTTTACTTACGCGTGGACGTTCCCGGTAGACCCCACAAACACCACCATCAACTCATCGACGAGCGCAACAACTACGTTTACAGTGACTAATAACGCAGTGGCTACATATACCGGAACTGCCCGCTGTACGATTACAGATACCGGCAATGGCGGGTACTCTACATTCTTCACTGGTTACGACGTTGACATACTAATAGACATTTCTTAAACATGAGCGTAATCCGATTCACTCCTTTCGGTGGGCTGATACCAAAATCTGACCCGTCCATGCTTCCTGCTCCTGCGGCGCAGATTGCTCACAACTGCCGCTTTTCGTCAGGGCAGTTAGAGGCGTTCAACCTAGCAAGCGAAGTTATGGATTCCAACAATACTTCGGTGAATTTTTTAGATGCCAGTGTTGCTACGCGGGTGAAGTCCCTCTACAGATTTGGGCAGTCCACCAACTCAGACTCGGAGTACTGGCTTGCCAGTATCAACGACACCAATTTCGTGAAAGGGCCGATAGCCGGAGACACGGAAGAACGTACACTGTTCACTGCCGTAGGACTGAAAAAGCCGCAGATTACGCTTACCGGGCGAGTTGGTATCCAAGGGTTACCAAGACAAACTGGGTCGTACGATCTGGGTATCCCCCCGCCAACCATTCAGCCGATAGCAACAGTGTCGGGGGATTTTTCTCCAACAGCTATTCCTGAAACACGGTACTACATTTACACGTTCGTAAACAGCCTCGGCGAAGAGAGCCCACCATCCCCTGCGTCTAACGAGATTATCGTTCGCCCAGCTAGTACGTTGGTTACCCCGGGTACGCCAGCGGTCGAAGGTGTAACAGCCGTGGCACCGCAGGCTGCGGTTGCCGCCACTCCTGATAGTAGAGACCCCACAACTGGAGCCGTTATTCCGGGCACCCCGTACATTCCAGCAGTAATAGAAGTACGCGGTGTGACCGCAGTGCCCGCGGTAGCTGGAACGACGACCGAATATGACCCTCAAGTTGTTTCCTTGAGCATGAACGCCCCGCTAACTGGGTCGTATGCCCCTTTGACCGAACGACGGGTGTACCGCACTTCAACCGGCGCGACCGGCACGGATTACCTGTTGGTGGCAACGATGTTGCCCGGAACAACAATTTACGAAGACCGTATCGACAGCAGTGTTCTAAGCGAAGCCTGCCCTACCATCGGCTCAGCGAACATACCAGAATTCGCGCAAGGATTGACGGCGCTACCAAATGGAACAATGGCGTGCTTCAAGGGGTATGACGTTTACCTGTGCGACATTTTCAAACCATACTCGTGGCCTGATGCATACCGGCAAACCACGGACTTTCCTGTCGTTGGATTGGGTGCTTTTGGTCAGTCTATAGCTGTGCTCACCACCGGCGTGCCGTACGTTATCAGTGGTACCGACCCGCAATCCATGTCAATGGAAAAACTCAAAGTACCGTACGCGTGCTTATCCAAGCGCTCCGTCGTTCAGGCGTTTGGTGGGGTTATTTACGCGGCTGCGGACGGGTTAGTAGTGATCGACAACAGTGGCCCGAGGGTACTCACAGAAGCTTTATTCACTAGGCGCGAGTGGCAATTACTGAACCCAGCATCCATGATGTGCTGTGTGTGGGACGACCGACTCTTTATTTTTTACGATACTGGGTCTGTGCGAGGCAGTCTTATTCTTGATTCGACGAATGGCCTTACCACCACCAGCTATTACGCTAACGCGGCCTTTACCGATACAGTCACTGGCTCCATGTTCTTCGCTGCTGCTGGTAAATTGTGGAAGTGGGACGCTGGCGGGGTTGGACAGTACCAGTGGAAGTCCCGCCGCGATGTACAACTGATGCCTAAGAATTTTTCCTTTGGGCAAGTTGTTGCAACGCAGTATCCAATAACAATGAGTGTGTACGCTGACCTTGAAGTGACGGCTGAAGCAGCGGCAGTGGTAGCGGCTAACGCTGTGTTAACCCGCTCCGGTTCTGTAGTGAAATACACGACGACGGTTTCTAACAGCCGCCCTTTTCGCCTGCCTTCCGGGTTTTGTTCGAGATATTGGGAGGTTGAATTGAGTGGCGCTGGGCGCGTACTCTCCGCTCTGATAGCGGGCTCTGCACAAGAAATTCAGAATGTCTGAAACTAAAGTCCCGGCCATCCCATCGTCGTCCTCCGAGAAATTCAGTGACGCTGTAAAGGAACTGATCGAAGTGCGGGAAGGGTTGCGCGGCGACCCGCTTGACCAAAACGTCACGCTTCGTCAGTTGCAGGACGCTGGCATTGCTTCCGTTTTAGTCAGCGGCGGTAGCGGTGGTAGCGGCAGACCGCCCGTCACGATCAGCCCGTTCAACGAGCCGGGGTTCATGAATGTTCCGCCCGGGCTATCAGATTTCTCTGTTGCTGGCGGGTATACGGCAATGTTCATCTCTTGGACGCCCCTGACGTACAGCAACCACTCGTACGTAGAGATAAAACGTTCCATCACGGACAACGTAGCTGGTGCCATTGTAATAGGCCAGTCTTCCGGCCATGTATTCACCGACGCCTGCGGCTCTGGCAAGACGTTCTACTACTGGGGTCGCCCAGTGTCCACAAGTGGCGTAAAAGGGCCCTACAACGCTCAGCGAGGCACTAAAGGCACCACTGCTCAAGACGTGTACTACATGCTTGAGGTTCTTAATGGAAGGCTCACCCAAAGCCAGCTGCATTCAGACCTCGCCACGCGGGTCGACAAGATTGACATTGACTCCATAGTTGGGTCTGTCGGGAGCCGCATCGCCGCCGCAAGCACGACGCTCTCGGCGGGAATCGCCGTAGTGGACGGTCGCATTACTTCCACGCGCAACGAAGTCTTAGACCGACTGGACAGCCTGATTATAGCCAATGCGACAGGCGACGCAGCTCTCGTCATGACAGAGCAGACAGCCAGAATTTTTGCAGATGCTGCGCTCAGTTCGCGCATTGACTTGGTAGCAGCAGTCTCCGACGGCAACACCGCTGCCATTATTGTGGAGTCGCAGGCTCGGGCGGATGCTTTTAACACTGCTTCGTCGCAGGTTACTTCTGTCCTTTCCCAATTCAATACGCTGTCGAGCGCCATACAAAACACGTACTCCACCATAGCAAATACCAATGCCGCTATCGCGACGGCTACGAACTCCCTCACTTCTAGGCTGAACAACGCTGGGGGCCCTAGCGTTTCCATCGAAAGCTTTGCTCTAACGCAGGTGGGGATAAACGGCTCCTTGTCGGGGGAGTACACCCTGAGAATACAGACCGATGGTGGGGGAACGCGCCGCATCTCTGGATTTGGGCTGTTCGCTACCGCTAGTACTAGCAACTTTGAGGTTATGGCGGATAGCTTTGTTATCAGTGCCCCCTCAAATACTTCTCCGCGCGCTGGGGTTCCGTTCTACCACTTGACTACACCCGCTACAATTGACGGCGTGACTGTTCCCGCAGGTACGTGGATACACACAGCGTTCATCGCTGACGCCACCATAAGAAGCGCGCAAATCAAAGAGCTCGTTGCCGACAAAATAACCTCCGGCGATATAACCGCAGACCGCATGAAGGCTAACGTCGTGGACGCTGCAAATTTGTCTGCGACGTACATCAGGGGCGACAGGATCGACACAAAGAGCTTGAACGTAGTCGACAGCCACGGTAATTTGATTTTGTCTTCGTCCACGAAGGGTACTTTCAGCCCACACAAACGTTGGGACTTCATCGGATCGTACGACGAATGGACATGGAGCGGCGGCGTTTCCGTCTCTCCCGGCACTGACGCATTGCGTTTGATCTACTCTGGCATCTTGTCTGCGCAGCTTACCAGCCCGGCGATTGATACCCCGGGCATTCAGGGAGCCTTGTACCCACTGGTGCGTATGCGTATCCGGGCCGAATCTATTGTCGTTGGATCGGGCGGAAGCTGGCTGGGTCGGCTGCACTTTTTCGCAAACGGCGCTTGGAGGACTTTTGACTTGCCGACTGTTGCCAGCGAGGATTACTCTGCGCAACTGGGAACTCTCGCCGCCGGGGATCGCACCGGCCCGATAGGGACTGAGTGGGTCGAGGTAGAGTGGGACTTGCGGGAAGTGAATGAGTGGATAAATTACACCGTGTCTCAGATCGCGTTCACACTGATCGACTTCAGCATCCCGCAACGGCCAACGCTCAACATCGACTGGATAGCCATCGGCGGTATAAAGACCGGCGTGATGATCGACGGTGTAAGTGTAAGCACCTTCATCAAAGCGGGTACGATAACCAACGCGTACATCGGGAACGTGATCCAGTCTACGGACTACGACGGAGATTCTTCGTTCAACCCCGGCGGCGCAGTCACTGCTAGGGGCGGCGGCAACTTTCCCGGCACTACAGGGTGGGTGATTACCAAAAACAACGGCTTGGTCGGCGGTGTAGCCGTGTTCCCGAACGCGTACGTCCGTGGGAATATACAGGCGAACAGCATTTCCACCGACACCCTCACCGCGATAACAGCTACCGTCAAGGGAACACTCACCGCCGCCGATATTGAAGCGCTCAACATCAACGTCACCACGCTTAACATCGCTGGAGATGCAGTAACCGTTCCCCGCTCCGTCACTCTGTCTTCAGGCATAACCATACCGGCGTATCCAAACCCAGCCACGGTAGGTACGATCACGATGGATATGGGCGCGTATTCGTCAGCCATTTACATGCACGCGGTTCTACAGGTAGCTCAAGTATCCGGCCTAGCTGACAACTCAATACGTCTGCATTTGTACGAGTCCGGCAACCAGATGGCCTTATTTTCGCAGTCTTTCCGTGCTGGGTTCAGCGGGCAGGTAAACGCCGTGGCCACGTTCTTGATGCCAGCCGGTTCCGGGCCAAAAACGTATTACGCGAAAGTGTCTATCGTTGTCGATTCTGGAAGTACAGTTATGCAAACGCAAGGCGGGGTTTTGTACGTCAGCGGAGTCAAACGAACCTCTATCCTGTAAACTACTGTTTGTGGTATAAACCTCCATGGAATACGCACTAGAGTCAATTGCTACCGACCCCAAGGCCACCACCGAATTGTGGCTTGCCCACTGGGAAGAAACTGAAACACAGTACCGCATCGCCCCGCTAAACCCGGATATTGATCTGATGAAGAGAATGGACGAAAACGGAAAACTTCGGTACTTCACTGCTCGCGATAATGGAGCATTGGTGGGGCACTTACTTTTTGCTGTCGGCAACGACCGGTTGACCATGACTCCATCAGCTGGCGAAGAATTTTTTTACCTTACCCCAGAGCACCGCAAAGGCCGGAACGCTCTACGTTTGATTAATTTCGCGATAGCGTATTTGAAAGCCGAAGGTATGCGTAGCATAACCATGACCTCTAAGCTGACCACCAATCGCGGGATTGATTCTCTCCTCAAACATGTTGGGTTCCGACATGTTTCAAATCTTTATGTCTTATAGCGGAGGTCACCATGTGTGGCTCTACACCCCAAGTTGATCCCGGTCCTTCTAATGCAGCGAACGCGAATGCTGCGGCAGACCTTGCTTTCAGAACTAAAGTCTACGACGAGTCGAAGCCGTGGCAGGAAGAGTTCCAAGGTCTTACACGAAACGTGGCCAATAGCGCCCTCGAAGACGCTCGTATTTCCAGAGAACGAGGAAACGAGCAGTACGACCAATACCAGCAAACGTTCCGACCCATCGAACAGAAAATGGCGGCAGAGGCTATGGACTACGGTAGTGCAGCCGATCAGGAGCGTCAGGCTGGGTCGGCGGTTTCGGATGTTCGTCAGCAGAGCGCAATTGCTCGTGGCATCAGTGCTAGGGCTATGGCTTCCATGGGGGTTAACCCCAACTCAGGGCGGTTTGCCAGTACCGAAGCAGGCAACACTCTCCGCGAATCAGCTATGGCGGCAGGCGGCGCAAACAATGCTCGCACTCTTGCTCGTGACAAAGGAATTGGACTGCGCGCTGGCGCTGCGGCCTTCGGTCGCAACCAAGTAAACACCGCTGGTCAGATGACTGGTTTGGCGGGAGCTTCCGGCGGCGGCGCAGTGAACGCAGGTAATGCCGGAATGATGGCTGGCCTTCCGTACGCGAACTTCCAAGCGGGTGGTTACGCTTCCGGGATGCAAGCAGCCGGTATCGGGCAGAGCGCGGCGAACGCAAACGCAAGCTTGGCTGGGCAGTCGCAAGCTGGTACCAGTGGCTTGATTATGGGTGGGGTTACCGCCGCAGCGACGATATTCTGATGACACTAGAATGCAAATCTGGGTGTGGTAAATGCTGCGAAGTCGGCGGTACCG